AATGAATACTCTCTCAATTGACTCTCAGCAAGTGGAACTTTAGTCCAATCAGGTTCGGGGACGAATGATCCAAACACTGTATCGGTTGGTTCTTTGTTGTCGTCAGTCTTGATCCCTTTTTTAAATATGTTATGTAGTTTTAGGATCGCTGTTGTATCGTCACTATAAAAAGTAACTCGATTATGGCAATGGTTTGGCATTAACCCACCCCCTGTAAATCGTAATTGCATCTGGACACTATGAAAGCGTCATCAACTGTTGTGATGTTGTTGCTGTCTATGTGTTTGAAATACTTGTTGATGTGTCTACTGGTTGTTGAACTGTACCATGTAGATGTCTTGAAGTGTCCAACACCTGAAGCAAATCCAGCAACAGGTGTTTCATATGAAAAGAAAATGGAATCACCATTATTGAGTGATAGTTCTGTTTGGTTAGAACCTAGTTGTCTGAGAATCATTTTAAAATGTCCTTTGGTTATACTTTATTATAAGGCATGGATCTACGTGATCCATGCTTGAGTGTGCCAGTTTTTTAACTGGTTACGTAGGTAAATGCTGCTTTGAAGTCATCATGAGCGGGTTCACCGTCGTAGATTTGATTCATAATGTCTCTTACACGCTCACGGTCTAATGAATCACCATCACCCCATGTGTATACGTCGCTGTCATAATGTGCTATGGCATCAAGGTATAAAGTTGTCGCGTATGCGATTTGTTCCTTTGTGCGTCCCTGATCATACAATCCAGCTGCCCCGTAAAAAGATAAGCAATAATTGATGAAGTCGTTAAACGATGTGTTCATAAGTCAAAGATCCTGAGAATAGTTAAAAAGAAAATGTAAAAAACCTCTGTGAGTTTGCGGGTCATTTGAATACCAAATTTGGAAGCGTTACCGCTGTATACATTATAGCATCCTGACGAAATGCATTTTTGTAGATCTGTCCCACTTCAAGAAGTGTCTCTACAATAGCGGGTGAATCAGTGTTAACAGAGATAACCTTGCTAGATTCCACGGTTCCTTGATATATGCCTTGACAATCTTGAATAGTTGCGTATTCAAGTTTGGTGCATACAGTGTTTAAAACGAAGTCATCCCACATCTGGCGAGTAACTTGTCCCTCTGATCCGATATTAAGTCCAAGGGTGATGCTATGAGTTTGCATAAAGCAGTAATCTTCAGTACCTCTTAATTGTAAGGCATGGACGTGACGATTTAAACAAACAGTGTGCCAGTAATATTATTGGCACAATAGGCATTTCCATATAGATGCCTATGCTCTATAATACATGGTATAGACAACAAACAAGGTTTTAAAACTTATGTTCAACGACAAACTCCAACCAATCTACGACGGAAAGGTTTTAGTCAATCAATCAGCAATGAATGACCCTGCAGTTAAGGCAGCATTGCACGCTATGAGTAAGAGGAACTTTGAACCTCAAGAGATTAACAGATACGGAATCTGGTACATTAGCGATAGGCACTAATGTTACGAAATATATCCATTTACAAACAATCACTTATTAACGTCCTTGATGACGCTATAATAAGTATATACAAATCATTCAGACCTCAAAGCATTATGACTACTTGGGCAGTACAACCATCAGACTACGGAAACGAAGTCAAAATCTGGGCAGATGTATTCGACGGATCACATTTCCCACAGGCAAAGGCACACGCTGAGAGAACAGCAGAGCAACTTGAGAAACCTGTTACAATCTGGAAAGTCGGAAGCGTATCCGAGTTCAAGTGGATGGAGGTTAAGTAAATGCCTAGAGATAACAGTGTTCCCGCAAAGTTTAACAGAGAGTTAAACATGACTGAACCAGAGGAATCAGTCCTCGTTCAGATGGCGTCATACTTCCTAGATATGGGATGGATAGACGACGACACAGAAGAAGCATTTGACTCTCTAGTTGAGAAGATTTGCGAACCCGCACCGTGGGATTATTCAATCGACCCTCAGAGCATTAAGCAATGACTAGTTTAAACCGTGAAGAACTGCTAGAACTCAAATCCTTTCTAGCAGAGAGAATGGTCGATAATATGACCACTAAGGATTTAGAATCGTATGTACTGGATGATCTATTCCAGTACTTCGACAGAATGGGGGAACATGAGTTCCTACAAGAAGCGAGGGACTATTGGGATGATATGTTCGACGAAGCAGTCGAATCCGTCCGTGAGTTCATACCCGCTAAGAAGGATTTTAACATGTAACGAAATATATCAATTCCCTGATATATCCACACTAGGCACTCATGACCTAGTATAATAATAGTATAAACAAAACGAGATTCAAATCTATGTTCCCATTAATCGAAAGATTCATTGAAGTTCCAAATACAAACATACAGGAACCAGTACTAGCAAGTCAATTTGCAGACGAACTTTGCTTAAGCATAAGCGAAGACTACGGATATGCCGAGGTCGTATGGTACGCACTTAATGGCACTCGCGTTGTCGAAGGTTCTTATGGAAACCCTGCTCTAGTGGGGATCGAATAATGTCATTTTTCAAACACGTTCAATTACATAAGTACAACCTAACAGACAAAGGCGTCTCACAGGCATGTTATGATGAGATCTGCATAGACTTAGCAGATGCCAAAAATGCACTCTCAGAGCAACAGTTGAGAGTCCTTGCTGATGATATGAGAGAGAGATTCAAAGACTATATGCGACCCCTCTTCTCATGAATAGCACCCTATACAGAGATATAGTATATACTGAGTATATGCTAGAACATGATCTAACATACACACAGATGCTAGAGCGTGTTCACGTAGATGAGATGCTCAAGCGTGTTGCTCACCTTGAGTGGCAAGACGACCAGCGAGCAGCGTGGATGAGTGGGGACAGTCCACAGTATACAGTCCCCGAAGACTGTCCATTCTGATAACGTGGCATTGATTGGGCATGGTGAGAGTCCATGCGTTAAAGGATATCAATCTATGTAAGACCACACACCGATGCAAGGCAAGGGTAGCGTTCACTAATCGCTTTTAAGTCGAACCTCTTGCATCACCACTCTTAAAACAGCGTCGCCCCCCCGTATGCCGTTTAAGGAGTCCCAGAGCAGCTAATCTATAAAGTCTTGCATCCGCGAGCGTGATATTAAAAATATTTTTTTTCCAAAAAATGCCCTCTAAGATTTTTTCCAACAAAACCACCTCAGTATACCTTTACAGTAATACGATTGCGTCTACTGATAACCTAGTCAAAACCGCCATCAAAGATTTCTTACCGAACTATACGTTGAACTGTAAGAAACCTGTACAGATATATTGGAACAAGTCAGACACTGATAGTCATACAGTAGTTGCAGTATCCACAAAGAACGTTGGTGTAGATATTGAATATATGAAAGAACGTCCTTTCGAGAAGATAACTAAGAGATACTTTGACATTCACGAAGTTACAGACAACAAAGAGACCTTCTATAGTCTCTGGTGTCAGAAGGAAGCATACACTAAATGGAAGAAAGAGAAGATAGCAGTGAATATGCAAGAGCGTATTGATAAGGTATTGATGTATGCAGATAAGATAGAAGACATGGTAAGATTAGATTGTCTACCAGACAATGTTGTAGGATATGTTTGTACTTGACATTGTGTTGGTTTCCATATATAATAAATAATACACATCTCTTTTTCTCTTATGCGTTACGTTCTGTATGACGATTCTTTCGACGAAGTAGGTACATATGACAGTATCTACGATTTACGTAAGTATCTCTGCGATAGAAAGTACGACATAGACTGCGATAAGGACATAGGAGATACATTTGATTACATTAAACATATCAGATGGCACTTTGACATAAAACAAGATTAGGAGGATTCATGTCAGGCGATTACTTCACACATACAGATAGAAGGTATGATGAGATATTGGAGAGGTTAGATGTATTAGAGAGAAAAGTAGCAAACTCTAAACTTATGATGAAGAGAACTATGGATGGCGACTATGAGAGACTTGTCGATGTTGTAGTCGAACATGATAAGACCATTACTGAGATAGTAGAACATACTGTCGGGACTTTAACTGAAAGTGAAGATACTAATTGGTAAACTATTTGAGTATACGATTCTAGCAGGGGTAGTAACCTTTCTAGGGCTTGTATTCTTGTTTGAGATATTAGATTTGTTTTTAGTCAGACCGATCTATCAAAAGTTCTTCGGTAAACGACGTAGGAAAAAACCCCGTAAACCCCGCGTTGGTCTCAAAGGATAAATAGGAGAATGGAACATAAACCTGTTATCTATATGTCTGCGTTAGCACGCAAGTTAGCAGACCTTTCGCACACATCCCATCACCCATGGCAGCAGTATCAAGAAAAGGAGATAGTCTTTCCACAGGTCACGCTTGTGCAGGATCGACCACGCTCTCTACCCCTTCTCAGTCAACTGTCTATGCAGATGGCATCCTTATCGCAAGAGTAGGAGACCCGACTGTATCACACCCCTTTCCACCTGTACCAGCGTGTGCTCCACATGTTGCTACAGTAAATGCAGGATCCCCCAATGTATATGTGGCAGGAGTTAAAGTTGCTCGTATTGGCGATAGTGCCGATGCAGGAGCAATGACTGGGGGAAGTCCAACAGTATTCGCAAACAACAATTAATTATGGCAATGACATGGAACACTGGAAACAGTATTGAATCGAAACCAAAGAAATCAGCACAAGGTCGTGGACAACACACGAAGTATAGTGCTACATCAAGAAACAAAGCAAAAAAGAGGTATCGTGGCCAAGGCAAATAGAATCGTAGATGGTTGTAGAAATGCAAATATTCCCGTAGATATGTCAGATGATTTCTACGATAATGGGAATGAATATTGCAGATATCTAATCACAGACCCACGTTCTGATAGAAAACCAAAAAAACGAGTATAAATATATTGATAGCACTATATTGACACAAAAGTGGCATTGGTATCGAAGTCATTTAGAGACTTCTCTTTAACATTTGAAAAGAATGCAGTTACAAACGATGTTTTGTCACTCAAGAATGAAGCAGCCATCAAAGCAGCAGTCAAGAATATAGTATTATACAACTTTTATGAGAAACCTTTTGATCCTACCTTTGGTGGTAATATCATTGGACTCTTATTTGAGAATTACACAAACGGTCTAGCAACAGAGATTGAAGAAAGAATCACTGAAGCTATACAAATACATGAACCAAGGGTTGCAGTCTACGAAGTTATAGCAGACTGGGAAGAGAATCGCAATGAACTAAACGTTAGTGTATCATATCTTATCTTAGGACTTGCTCCTAAAATTGATGATGTTAGTATTGCATTTAAACCATAATGGCATTCAACCAAGTTAATGCTCTTGAATTTAACGAGATCAAGGCACAAATTAAAGAATATTTACGATCTCAGTCACAATTTAGTGATTATGACTTTGAAGGATCATCTCTTACAGTACTTTTAGACTCGCTTGCGTATAATACGTACTATACAGCAGTCAATGCGAACCTTGCTGTCAACGAAGGGTTCCTTGAAACGGCAGTTTTACGTGAAAATGTTGTAAAACTTGCTCGTATGCTTGGTTATACACCAAAAAGTGCAAGAAGTGCAACATGTACAGTCGATATTTCGATTCAAACAGTGTTTCCATACCCTACAACTGTCACAATGGCAGCAGGATTGGTACTAAACTTCACAGGATTGGATAATAACAACTTTGTTTTCTCTCTTCCGACTGATAATACAGTATCTGTAGACAGTTTAACAGGTATCGCAACGTTTTCTAATGTAGTTTTGAGTGAAGGACTGTTCCTCACAGACACTTTTGTTAAGAACACTAGTCAGAGACAGAGATTTATATTAACTAATGAAAATGCAGACACCTCCTCCATGATAGTAGAGGTGACTTCTGGTACAATTACAGAGAAATATTTACAAGCGACTGATATTACAAAGATAGATGCTAACTCTAAGGTATTCTTCTTGGAGGAAAGTGAGTATGAGATACCCGAAGTTCTATTTGGTGACGGTATTATTGGTAAAAACCTTGCTAATGGTGATGTTGTTGACGTAAAGTACGCAACTTCAACAGGAACAGGTGCAAATGGACTGAAAGTTTTTAATAATATTGGTACATTTAGAGATAATAATCTAAATGCGATCACTTCTGGCATCACAATTTCAGTTACAAGCTTCCCAGATGGAGGTGCATCTGCAGAAAGTACAGAATCTATCAAGTTTGCTGCTCCTAAATTCTATTCTGCGTTCGGTAGAGCAGTTTCTACACGTGATTATGAAGCGATAGTGCCTCAAATTTACGCAAACGTAAGTTCTATAGCATGTTATGGTGGTGAAGAAGCAGAACCACCTGAGTATGGTAAGGTATTTTTGGCAATCAAACCAAAAAATGCTGATAAATTATCACTTTCTGAGAAAAATGCCATTTTGAAGAAGTTGAGAGAGTATTCTGTAGCTGCAATTCAACCTACTATCATTGATCCGAGCATACTTTACATTGATTTGACCACTTTTGCTTACTTCAACCCTAATGTTACACGTAGAGAACCATCAGAGGTTAAGAATATCATCATTGCAGCGTTAACTACACTTAATGCGAGTGCAGAATTTAACAAATTTGGTGGAAAGTTCAAGTTTTCCAAGTTACAAAAGATAATTGATGATGCAGAGACATCAATAACATCTAATATAACACGTGTAAAGATGAGAAAGAACGTAACAGTCGAACTCAACGCTCGTGTTAACTACAAAATATGTTATGGAAACAGAATCAATCAGCAAACATCAACGAAACCTTCAGTTTCTTCGTCTGGTTTCAAGATTGTGGGCGATGACATTAATACGTATTATCTAAATGATGATGGTGCGGGTACATTACGCTTGTATTATGTAAAAGGAACTGGTGAGTTTGAGTATGTGGATGGACTATGGGGAACCATAGACTATGACATGGGTGAAATTGTAATTAATGACTTGATTATTCAGTCTACATCTGTTACTAATAATCAATTACAAATATCTGCATGCCCCAAGTCGAACGATTTGATTTCTTTACGAGAAACCTATCTGACACTAGGTATAGATAATACGACTGTTAGTGTATTAGAAGATACTATCAGTAGTGGATCAAATCTTTCTGGAACAGGAGTGCTTCCAGAATCTAGCTATCAATACTAAGAATGACAAATAGTAGTTGGAAAGTTGGGTCGTGGACTACCCCGACCACCACGGTTACAGCAACGCCTGTACCGTCGGAGGTTAGTCCTGAGTCGAGATCGAAGATATCTACGAACATAGCATCACAGTTTCCTAGTTTCATACAGGAAAACTTCCCCACATTCATAGAATTTGTAAAAGAGTACTATAAATCACAAGAATTAAAAGGATATTGCATTGACATCATCCAAAACTGGGGTGATTACTATAATATTGACCAATATGGAGAACTTGTAACTCAAACAACGCTAATTTCTGCTGTTACAACGTCTTCTACAACAATTGACGTCGAATCTACACGTGATTTTCCCAATGAAGGACTTTTATTGATTGGTGATGAGATAATTTACTACCAAAGTAAAGGATCTACACTATTTCAAACATGTGCACGCGGATTTAACGCTGTAAAGGCAGTTGGATTGGAAAGTGAGTACAAATTTGAGTCTACAGTAGCTGCAAGTCACGCAATTGGTGCTACAGTTGTTAATTTGAACAATATTTTCCCACTTTACATGTTAGGGAAGTTCAAAGAGCAGTTTTTATCAACATATCCAAAGAATTTTGCAACTGGAGTTACAGAAAGTACAATAATTAAGAGAATTAAAGATTTTTACGCTTCTAAGGGTTCTACAAGGTCTTTCCAATTTGTATTGAGGTCACTTTTTGGCGTTGAGTCTCAAGTGTCTTATCCACGAGACAGAATATTCAAACCATCCGATGCATACTTCACTTCTAGAGAAGTAATTCGTGCAGTTCCTGTTTCTGGAGATCCTATTGCACTTGTAGGTCAAGTATTGTATCAAGAAGCAGATGCAACAGACTCTGATGTTGAAGCAGCACGTATTTACGTAAAAGGAGTTGTAGAAGTCTTTACTCCTCAAGGATCTATCTTTGAAATTGACGTAGATACTAATAATTCATCTGGTGCATTTGTTACACCGTATAAAACTGTATTATCTTCGGATTTAGGTGCTAATTTAATAGATGATGTAGTAACAGTTGATTCTACACTAGGATGGCCACAACAAAACGGTAGATTTAGATTAGAAGACGAAATAATCACTTATACCGACAAAACTGTTACTCAATTCTTAGGATGTAGTCGTGCTAGGGAAAATACAGTCAATGTTGCCCATGATGCAGGACAAGAAGTGTTTGCTGCGTTTAAAATCTACGGTAATTCTAATATAGACGGATCAGAGATACAATTAAAGGTATTTGGTGGAACTAGAGGGGTTACACTTAATGATGGTGGAAGATATTACTTACCAGACTCAAAAGTCACCACACCCGCTGCACCTGGCTTCGATAGTCTTGATCCAATCTATGATAGTTTCATATACAACGTCAGACGTGCTCTCAGAGGCGACTCAGCGACCCTAGGAAGTATGAATGCCGATGGATCGGTAAAATGTACTGTAGTTACTAAAGAGAAGCATAGATTGGTCAGAGATGACGTAATTAGAATCCTAAATGCACCTGAGGACATCTATAACAATAATCACGACGTTGTAGGTATTGTTGATGACTTTACTTTCGAGTTTAACTTCTCCATGATGCCAGCACAAGGTATTAGTGGTTATGAGTTTTATATTGCAAGAGAATTTGCATTTGGAAAGAGTGATTATGGTTCAATCGACAATGCAGTCAATAAATTCACAGGAGACGTACAAAATACTTACAAATCCGCATCAGACGTCATTGTTGCTAGTACAGGTATACCAACTCATAAGATAGGACCTTTTGCTTCCACTGATTTAGTGCCAGGCAACCAAAGGTACTTAAAACGCATTCCAATCACACCCTCAGTCAAAAGTACAAAGACTGCAACTCCTGTAGGACAAGTTGGTCTTGGTGTAAACGGAGTTCCTTTCTTTTCATACAAAGGTGAGGATATTAAGAAGTATGGTGGTCTATTATCAATCACTAAGACCACTGGTGGTGAAGGATACGACATTACAAACCCACCCACAGTACAATTTGAAGCAGATCATAAATTAGGTGCAACATATGCATCATCAACTAGAGTAAAATATAATGGAAACAGATACGTTGCGGATACTGCTGGTGTAACTTCTACCACAACACATCCTACTCATACACTTGGTACAGTGACACTCGGAACTGTTAACTGGACATATGAAGGTGAGTCCGCTGCAGCGACTGTAACTGTTACAGGATCCGTAACAGCAGTCAACGTTACTGACGGTGGTACAGGATACATAACTCAACCAGTTGTTTCTATTACTGGTGGTGGAGCTACATCAGATAATCAAGCATCTGCTACAGCACAAATCACTGATGGTGCAGTTACTGGTATTAATGTGGTGCAAGGTGGTTCTGGATATACAAGTATTCCAACTGTTACACTGACTGGTGGAGGAGGAAGCGGTGCTACTGCTACAGCAATCTGTAGAGGACCTGTAGATACAATCACAATTACTGATGCAGGAAGTCAATATACATTTGAACCAACTATTGATTTGATTACTGGTAGCGGTGCTGTTGCGTATCCATCAATATTAAACGGAAAGATAGAAAGTATAATCGTCACATTTGGTGGTACTGGATATTATGGTGCACCTGATGTCATCATTACAGGTGATGGAGTTGGTGCTACCGCGTTTGCTGTTGTTGATAGTGGTACAAATATTGTTACTTCTGTTAACGTTACGAATAAAGGTGCGGGATATACCGCTGGTTCTACTACAGTAACTATTGTTTATCCTGGTTCTGGTGCAACATTCCAAACCAACCTTACGGAATTATCATTTAATGAAGCTGCAACACAAGCAGAATTAGGAAGTTCATCATTCACAGAGCGTAAAGTTACGGATACTGCGGGTGGTGCGTCAATACAAGGTGAAAACTATTTGATATATGGCGGGGAATATGGATATATGCACAACCCTAAGAAGCTTAGGTTCCTTACAAAGGACAATATCAGCTCTGCTCTTACGGAACTTAACCCTACAGCACACTCTCCTATTATTGGATGGGCATTTGATGGACACCCAATATACGGACCTTATGGTTACGTTGATCCAGAGAACGCAGCACCATATAACTCATATAAACAGATAGTTAGTAGTTATAGAGTAAAGACTGGTAGAAGTGCCCTTCTAAGCGGTCTCAATGACCCTCTAGGGACTTATATTGAAGATTATGAATATATACAAGGTTTAGGTGATTTAGATGAATATAATGGTAGATTCTGCGTCACTCCAGA